TTGGGGTACGCCTGCCGGATGAAGTTCACATCCTTGTTCAGCAAGTACTCGTAGTCACCGTTTGGAGCGATGACAGCCAACGAGTACACCGCCAAGAAGTCTCCAGGGCAGGAAAGGTATTTGTTGGCCGACGACGTGACGCCCGTGACGTTCTTACGCAGAGACGGAAACTGCACCGAGTTGTAAATGCGCTGCTCAGCCTGACGGACGAACACCGGAATCTCCGCCTCGAAGGAGGAGTCTTGGTTCTCCGAATAGGCGATGATCGCCGCTTTCAACTCGTTGTAGTTCACTTTTTGGACTTCCCGCCAAAAATTCCCAAATCAGCCCATCGGGCCGCGAGCCATCGTGCCTTTGGTAGCGCAACCGGTGCCACGAATCTTGATGCCGCTGGTCTTGGTCGGCTTGTACTCGTTGGAGTGCAGGTTGGCCACGGACACGTCCATGCGCAGCGCCTTCTTGATGTCGTCAGCGCCAACAACCGGTGTGGCCACCGGCTTGGGGGTCTTGTAGGTTGCCATGTCAGACACCTTTCTGCTTGCGGCCAGGGTTCATCTGGTTGGCGACCTTGGCCAGACCGCGACCCATCTTCAGCATGTCGCTGTTGGTCTTGCCACCAGCACGCATTCCTTTTACGGCGGGATCGGGATGTGCACCCTTACCCTTGGCCATGTGCTTCTTCAGCATTTCTTTAACGCCTGCCATTTTTCGCTCCTATGCCGTCACAACTGTGACTGTACCAATTTGGATGGTTAATACAAGGTTATTGGGCGTCAGCCCAGCATCGGGGCCACGCGAACCACCAACCGGGTTCCAGCCCCACTGGAAGTCCCGACTGCCTTCGCTCGGGAACCCCACCGCTTCCTGCGTGGTTGCCGTTGTGTCCACAACCTGCAAGCCCGTATTCCCCGACTGCACATAACTCAGATCAGGACGCGGGTTGCGCAAGCCTTGCGGGTCATCGACCGGGTACATGCCCAACTGCAACTGCGGTTGGTCGGGGTCCCAGCACATGGGGCAGACCAAGAGGTTGTAGGTCTTGGTCTTGATAACTTCCTTGCGCAGTTGCGTGAGCTTGAACCGAAAGTCGCAGCGGTCACACTGCGCAATCGCATTCTTGCCTGACGCGAACCGGTTACCCATTTAGGTACCGCTCCCGATGAACATCTGCCGGGGCACGAACCGCACCGCTGCCTTCTCTTGATCCTCACCTGCAGCAGTCTGCCAAGCCTCGTCGTACTGTTCTTTAAGTACCTGCAACCGGCTCAACCCATCAGGCACCTTCAGCGCGATGTAGTACGCCAGACCAGCCACAAGGCAGGGCAAGAAACGAAACGGCACGTCCATCGTCTTGACGCCCCCACCGGCGTCCTGCAGGCGGCGCAGGCGCCAGTACACGAACTGGTAGGTCGTGCCCGGATTTGGCGTTGGCCAGACGGTGATGCTGTTCTTCTGCGACAGGATGATGGCCGCACCAGACGAGTGGCCTGCGGCAGTCGTGCCGCCCTGGCCACGGGCGCAGTTCAGCAGCAACGCCGGGTTGCCGCCACTAGCGGGCTGCACCTCGTTGAATGCAATCAGTTCGTTGTCGATCTTGATGAAGCCAGCGTTGGGCACACCGGCGAGCGAGGTAATTGGGATGGACGTGGTGTTGTCCAGAATGGTGGCCTGCAACGTCCCAGGAAGCACGGAGTCCTGGCCCGACAGCTTCTGAATCCAGACCTGAATGGGTCGGCCTGTGATCAGCTTGTTGGGGATCGTGGCGTAGGTGCTGACGCTGATCCGGGTGATGGTCAGGTCGGCTTGGTTATTGGGGACGTTGGCGTTGGTGCGGATGACGTGGTCGAGCAAGTCCACCGTGTCGTCCGGCAGCGCGTAAGTCGGTTGACCAGTAGCCAGGGTGATGACGTTCTGCTCGAACGTCCACATGTTCACGCCCCGGTTGCCCCAGTCGGCAAAGAGCAAGTTCAGGCTGCGACGGGCCGTGCGCAAGTCATAGCCGGTGCGCATCTCGCCACCAGCACGCTCGAAGGCTTCCTCGACGATCTCATTGAGGTCGAGGTCAAACGCAGCTACGCCTGAAGTTGTCACGTCGGTACGCCTTTAGAGGAAGTTTTATCCCTGAAAGGAGTTTGGTCCTTGACCCCCAACTCCTTGTTGACCGCCAAAACCGCCGCCCATTTGATTCATGAACCCGCGACTACCAAAGCCGCCACCGAACCCACCGCCGAACGGACTTGCGCCACTTTGCGGGTTGTAGCCGCCAAAGCCTTGACCGCCGCCCATCATGGGGTTAAAGCCGCCGCCAAAGCCGCTACCCATGTAAGGGTTGAAGCCGCCACCAAAACCACCAAAACCGCCGCCCATGTAGGGGTTAAAGCCGCCGAAGCCACCACCAAAGCCACCCATCATGGGGTTATAACCCATGCCGTAGCCGCCCATTTGGCTGAACAGACCGCCCAAGCCACCCATGAAGGGGTTGAACTGCGGTTGCTGAAACTGCTGGTATGGGTTGAACTGCTGGAATTGCTGGAATTGCTGATACGGGCTGAACCGCTGTTGCTGCTGCATACCTGCAGGCGGTGAGACAAGGGCTTCAGGCAAATCTTGCGTGCGCGCAGGCGGCGGAACGCGATATTCAGGTAATTTGAGGTTGGCAAGCATCTGCTGACCTTCGGGGGTCATCGCGTCGCTACTCAGCCCGGCATTGCCCGAGGGCATAGAACCAAGAGTTTGACCTCCAACCGTTCTTGCAGCATTAAAGGACGGGAAACCGGGTATCCCCGACACCATTCGGTTGTAATCGTCAACTCGACCTGCGTCACGAACTGCAAGCTGCGGTGTAACCTGAGCCTCTGCGCCCTGCACCATCCCGGGCACACGTGCGCCATAAAACCGCCGCTCAAACTCGGCAATAACTCTAGGGTCGGTACCCGGTGCAAAGCTGCTCATCTGAACCTCGCTGTTTTCTTAGCAATAGCCTTGGGTTGCGCTACAAACTGCTTGCCGGAGGCTTTGCCTGCTCGCTTTGCTCGGGTTGAGGCGGCGTACTCTTGGGGCGAGAGAGCCTTGATCGCAGCTTCTGGAAGGTATCGCTCACCAGTTTTACTAGACGGTTTACCACTCTTGGTCCTCCACTTTTGGGCGGTCCAATCCTTCAGCGACTGCTGAGGCTTTTTAGTCACGGTACCCGCCGCCTTTGGCCTTGTACTGCTTGGCCAGAAGCTGCGCCTTGCGGGCGCTCCACTGACCTGCCGCCGTGCCCTGCGTGGCTTGGCCTTTGATCTTGTTGAACAAAGCCTTGCGCATACCGGGCTTGGTGTAGTTGCCCGCCTCGTTGACCTTGGACTTGGTGGTCCCGCCTTCGGCGTACATGTCAACGTCGTTCGGGTCATCCTTGCGTCGGATGACCTTCTTCTTGGGCATCTTGGAGGGGGCGATTGCCCCCATCCCCCGGCTCGGCATCATGTCAGCACTTGCCGCCGCGCTTCATGCCCAGGGGCTTCGATGCGGCCATCTTGATCATCGTGCCCTTGGTCTTGCCCTTGGTAGCCACGCCATCGCGGCTAGGAGCAGCGGTCTTGACGGTGCCCATCTTGGCAGTCGTGATGCCGCCGCCAGCCATTTTCTTCATGCCCTTCATTTCGGATTCCTCATGTTTGATCATTGACTTAGGAGCACCGGCCTTTTTCATGAAGCCGATCTCCTTCTTCACCATCGCCTTAGACTCTTTCATCTCGCCACCTTCTTTGAATTTGCGGCCCTTGTCCGCTTTCAAGAACTCTGCCCCCACCGACTGGGGAACGCCTGCCTTCTTGGCGAACTTGGGGTTTGACGCCACCGCCGCCATGAACCTGTGCTGCTTACCGCTAACTGAGGGCACTTCGCTGCTCCTTCATGTACGCGTCGAGCTTGCCTTCAAGACGATCCAACCGAGCGATTACCCGGTTCATGTCGTCGTGCACATCGCCCTTCGTGACGTACTCCTTGGCGATCTCCTCTCGCGTACGGTTGAGAAGAATCTGAATACGCTGTACTTCCTCTGTGTGCGACTTGATCACCCACAAGATGATCGCCGACAGGAAGGACAGGATGATGTTCCATATCAGCAGTTCCATGCCCGAAGACTCTTGTTAATCCTCGAATTCGGATCTTTTGCGGTTTTTTCGCTCGTCAACTTCTTTTTCATCCCTTTCATACGGGCGCAGAAAGAGTCGCGGCGTGGCCCGCCCTCCGGCTGTGGAGCCTTCAGTCCGGGCTTCCCTGGATTCGCGGCGTTGTAGGAGGCTCGCCCCTTGGCGTTCAAGCCGCCCTTGGGGTTCTTTCCTTCCTTGCGCTGCCATGCCGGGGTCTTAGCCATAAAAGATCGTCGTGGTGACGTTGCTGACCAGACCAACGTAGATACCGTTCTCGGCCAGGATGCCCTCACCGGGAATGATCACGTTGAACGCTGTCGGGTTGTACGAGTCGGCCTCCAACAAGAGATCGGCGTACATGGTGACTGCGGGGCTTCCAGTGATGGTGCCCGAAGCAGTGTCCGTAACCGTAAACGTGTTGGCGTTGGATACCGTCACAGAGTACACGTTGGTCGTTGCCGTGCCGCCAGTGCCTGCCGAGAAGGACAGCCACACGCGGTCGCCGGTGGCGAGCCCGTGATTTGTGATGGTCACCGTGACTGTATTGGTCGAACGACCGTACGTGCCGGTCTGAGCCAGATTGTTGGCGTACACCGTGTTGCGCGTGGCAGCACTGGCATTGGCCGAAACAATCGCACCCTTGAGACGCGTACGGTAGGTGACCGCTACACCAGACGCAGCCATGTGCGCTGATTTAACGTCATATTGCATCGCCATGATGCGCTCCTATTAGGTAGCGGTGGTGATGGCAATCCAAGCAGACGCGCCGCGCACATAGATGCGGTCGTTGGTGGTGGTGCCGTCAGTACGCAGGTAAAGCGAACCCTGAGCAGCCGTCACGGTGGGAGCACCGGAGCCAACAAACACGCCCAAGTTTGCAGTAGAGGACATCAGAACTGCCGACATACCGCCTGCTGCGGGAGCCGTGCCGCTGTCAGCGGTCAGATTGCCCGTGGCAGAAACAGAAGTTGCCGTGACCGTGGTAGCCGTAACGGGGCCGCTAATAGCACCAACAAAACCATTATTGGATACAACTGGCCCGCTGAAGGTCGTGGTTCCCATGTGGAACGCTCCTCAAATTGCGCTTGCTGTCTCTGAGGTTAGTCCGCCAAGTCGGTCAGCAAGCAGGTTGAAAATCTTGGGACTGTGTTGAATATAGGCCAAAAAGAAAGGGGGCACAAGGCCCCCTTTCCCGATTTCCGACGCTGATTAGGCGCCAGCAGAACCCCAGATTCCCAGGGGATCAGACCAGCCGAACGAATAACGCTCGCGGGCCTTGTAGCGCACGTTGCCGGTGTCGAAGTCACCGTCCATCGAGGTGGACATGGCCACACGCTCGAAGTGCTTCAGACCGTTGGGCACGTCCGTGGTCAGGAACCAGGCGTTGACGTCGGTCAAGAAGTGGTTGACGGTGAAGCCACCGGGGATCGCACCCATCTGCTTGATAGCGTTGATGTCGTTATCAGCAGTGGCCACGCGCAGTTCGGTGTCAAGCAGACGCTTGGCAACGAACA